ATGGGTGGATCAACTGGTTCTGGCATACTATTCTTTCAATAATCTATTATATTCTGCTTGCACTTGAGTAACAGCAGATGGTTTCAATACTTTTAGTTCACGTAAAGAATCATTCTTTGCGTAAACCCTATTTGAATATGTTATAGGAGTAAGCCCACCAAGAGAGGGATTAAATGGATCGATATCAACGTATTCCCTTGAGGAGTTTTCGTAATGATGCACTGAGTTATATTGTTCTACCTCACTATTGACCGTGATAGTATCAGCAATTCTATCTTCTGGGACAACAAGTTCACCAACGCCAAAATTGTCAGGCGACTTTACTATAACTTGTCCTAGATCAATGTATTTTTTAACAACAGTTCCAACAGATCCAGATGATTGACCGACCACTGTATCGCCAATTCTGATTGTTGATGCTATAGGATCTTGAGTGGTAATAGTTCTATTTGGGTAATCAGACTTTAGCTTATCTAGTATTTCCAACTCAGCAAGAGGCCAACCTGATTCTCTTACATCATCGTTCAAATAATAAAATGTCCAATAATAATCACTTGTTCCATACAACTTAAATGACATGGTGTCTGGTCTCTCAAAGTCATTAATATACTGTGTTTCATAGAATGTTACATTATCTTTCAGAACGTCAATCAATTTTATATATGCGGTAATGTTCTGAAATAAAATTCTGTCAGGATTGTTACCAAACGCATACGTTATAACTGGGAATGAGTTAAAGAAATTTGCCATTAGTAATCTGCCTGTATGTGTTGCTTCATAAGTGCTTTCGACTCAGTAAATTGTAAGGTAATAGCAGTAGATGTAAAGTTACCATCTGAGTGAAACCCCATACCTTGTGTGTTATATGTAGAAGAAACTCCAGTTAAATATGCAGGTAGAAATTTAAGACCTGGAATTGTTCTTTCATTATACTTGGTTTCAATAATAAATCTGTTTGGAAACTTATAACCGTAGTTAATCCCAGCCATATCCAGACCTGTGGGATATAACTCTTCTCGGAAGTGTCTAACTATACCCTTTACAATCTCAGCCTCTACTGCACTGGTCGGTACCATTGTAAAGTTAAACGCAAAACTTCTTAATGGGACACTTTTAAATAATGCTCTTGTATTAGGATTTAACTGAACACCTGTTACGCTTCGAATAGCACCTGCTGCTGGAGCACCGATGGACTTTGCCTTAGATGCAACATTAGCAGCAATCAATGAGGCTGCTTCATTATTCAGATTTAAAGATGTTCCCGCAATCGCTCCTATATCACCAAGTGCCTGAAAACTCTTTTTTATACCGCCCATAGCAGCACTACCTAATGATGCTCCGTCTTGCAAGCCTTTTTCAATACCAGCACCAATAAGACCAAGATCAAAGTTTTCAAACTGTACTGCATCTTGTAACTGAAATGCTGTAGGAAGATATAAACTTATATAAGGACATACACTAGAGTTCTTTGTTGGCAAGTTTGTATCACTTGCAATACTTGTAGCTTGCGCTGCTTGGTTTCTTGGAGGAACAGTACCGAATGCTTCTCGCTGTTTTCTTGCTACAGCAAGGCTTGTTGCGCTACTTAGCCTAGGATCTACTTGACCATCAGCATAGCCTGTATTCTGCGCTAATTCGTGTAGCACTTTTTTAGAACTTTCCGCAGATGCCCGCATTTTTGCAATGCCAGCCTCAATTTGTGCTTGAGCAGCTTCCTTTACGGCTTCTTCATCTACAACTTTGAATACAATAGTGCCTTTATAATCACTTGGATCTTCGTGAGGATATCTGAGAGTGTTCGCCATTTCATACCTTATAAATAAGTTGTATCGTTGATGTTATTTATATTGGAAATCATGGCTTATTCTGGTAAATACAAAGTTAAAAATCCCAAAAAGTATCAAGGTGACTACACCAAGATAACATATAGATCTATGTGGGAAAAGTGGTGCTTCAAATGGTGCGACGAAAATTCTGAAATCAAAGCATGGAGTTCCGAGGAAGTAGTAGTTCCATACTATTACGAAGTCGATAAAAAATACCATAGATACTTTGTTGATTTAAAGGTTACCTTTATATCAGGAAAGACTGTACTTATTGAGATAAAGCCTGACAAAGAAACCAAGCCCCCAATAAATCCAGGTAAGAAGACCAAGAGATATATCAGCGAAGGTTTAACCTACGTAAAAAACATCAACAAATGGAAAGCTGCCAAGCGATATGCAAAGGATCGTAACTGGGAGTTTGTGATATGGACCGAGAATACTCTTGAGAGCATGGGTATCAAACCAAAGTCTACCAAACCTTTGAAGCCTTTTAAAAGAAAAAAGGTAAAAAAATGATATAAATAACATTATGAAAATAGGAACCGTAGATGAGCAATCTTTTTAATAAACTAGAAATGGAAGCATTCCGCAAGGGAATCACACCGAGAACTAAAGAGTCTCAAGCGTGGTTTCGTAAGCGTGTGGCAACCATGCGCAAACCCAATCCAGCATCTCTTATGAAAGACGATCAAGTCAATCTTGAATCTCGTATAGGTTCTGGTACTATGGCAATGTTTTACTACGATCCAAAGCATAAGAAAAAATTACCCTACTATGATAGGTTTCCACTTATCATCTTAGTAGACAAAGTTCCAGGCGGTTTCCACGGTCTGAATCTGCATTACTTGCCCCCAGTATTAAGAGCCAAGTTTCTTGATGGTCTTATGGATAACATGAATAATAATCTATATGATGAAACCACTCGTTTCAAAGTAAATTATCAGATGCTTCAAAGAGCATCCAAACTTAGATATTTTAAACCTTGTTATAAAATGTATTTAAATAATCATGTTAGATCAAAGTTTGGTCAAATTGAAGCACCAGAATGGGAGATTGCAGCATTCCTACCTACTGCAGATTTTGCTAAGAGTTCAAAAGCCAATGTCTACAAAGATTCAAGGAAGATGATAAATGGGTAGAATTGATGATTTAAAAGGCACCGTATCTGGACGTGGAGGTTTTGTAAACCCAACTCTGTATAAAATTGAGTTGCCGCCGCTACCAGGATCAAATGTAAACACAAGAGATTTTTCCACTCTATGTTCTGGTATATCTATTCCAGGGAGACAGATACAGACAATAGCACGTGAGATAGGCACTGAGAAACAGTTTGTTGGTGTTGATCACGAGGTTCCGCCTGTCTCACTTACCTTTAGAATGGTAAATGATTTTGCTGTTAAAAAATATTTCGAATATTGGCAGAACCTAATCATAAACCAAAAAACGCACGAAGTAGGATATGCAAACACATATCATAAAAATGTAAAAATATCACAACTAGCAAAAATTGAGAGTACAATGCCTGTTGGTGGCCTTGGTATTATTTCAGATCTATTGCGCACAGCACAAGCGGATAGACAATACCCTAGTGTATATGAATGTACACTTATAAAAGCATTGCCAACTTCAGTTACTGGATATCAGATGGGTGATGCTCAGAATGACCAGATAGTTGAATTTACTGTTGAGTTACAATATAAAAACTGGGTAAATAATGATACGAATGAAGGACCAGACAATACTTACATACCGACTACAGTTGGAGATATTATAGAAAATAAAATCAACAGTGCAGTCAAAACAAAAGTGGAGGGTGCCGTCCGAGGAGCAATCGGCAGACTCTTTTAAATTATTTTACAACATGAGGATATAATATGCTACCTAAGTTAAATGATGTACCCAAATATGAGATTGATATTCCATCAACGGGCGAAATAAAACGGTTTAGACCATTTCTAGTGAAGGAAGAAAAAATTCTTCTGCTTGCGCTGGAATCTGAAAATGCAAATGAAATTCTCACAGGGATCGTTGATACTATCGATGCTTGTGTACAAGACATTAACACAGAAAAACTCACAGCATTTGATGTTGAATATTTGTTTATGAAAGTTAGGGCAAAGAGTGTTGGAGAAACAGCACACATAAAAATCAACTGCGAGAGTTGTCAAGAACCGAATGATTATGAAGTTAACATTGAGCAGTTGAGAATGGATGTTCCAAAGTTGGATCCTGTTATTAAACTAGATGATAATATCAGTATTGAAATGCAATGGCCTTCATGGAAAGATTTACAAGCCACCGTAAAAGATGGTGATGATATGAATGGTATGGATTATATTTTCGCTCTGTTAAGAGCGGCACTAAAATCTGTAAATACAGAAGATGAGCGGATTGATTTAAGAGATGTTTCAGCGGATGAGATTGATGCGTTTATTGATTCTATGAATACAACTCAGTTGAATATGATACGAGAATATGTTGATAAGATGCCTGCTCTGTCTGAGCAAGTGAAGTTTGAATGCGTGAAATGTGGTCACAAGAATGACAGAGAGATCCGAGGGTTACAGAGTTTTTTCTCATAGGTCTATCTCATGAATCCTTGATGAACTATTATGAAACTAATTTTAACTTAATGCAGCATCATAACTATTCATTGTTTGAGATAGAGAATATGATACCTTGGGAAAAAGAAATATATTTATCATTGCTAGTGAATTTTTTGAAAGTAGAAAAAGAACGAATAAGAACCAACAAAGGCTAAATTTATGGCAGACTCGACGTTAAATGATGTAGTTAAAATTCTGGAAAGAAATAATAAACTACTAGATGACATGGCAAATCCAAAGAAAGATCGAGTTGGCGGTCTAAAAGGATTGTTGGATAAACAAGATAAAACTGTGAAAGCCGCTAGAGGTAGCGGCATAAAAAATGCAGGGGAAGGTATCGGTGCCGCTGGTGGTGGTATCGGTAAACTACTTGGTGGTCTAGGTATTGGTGCTGGTATTGCTGCGGGTGGTGTAGGTCTTGCTCTTATGGGTCTCGCAACAGTTATGGACAAATTTGACCCACAAAAAATCAAAGATGGTGTGAACACTCTTTTATCCATTGGCGAAGGTAAAGGCGGTCAAGTAGAGTTTTTAAAAGAAGGCGGAATGTTTGGTCTTGCCATGCTTGGCATTGGTGCTGGTCTTGCTGCATTTGGTTTTGGTTCTGCTGTTGCTGGGGTAGGAGAAGCGATAAACAAATTTACTGGGAATGAGGATTGGGCGCAGAAGATTAAAGATAACGTCACAACACTTCTATCAATTTCGGATCTGCCAGGCGTTGCTGATGGTGATGGTAAAGCAAAAATACTAACTTTGACTTTAACGGGTATTGGTACTGGTCTTGCAGTATTTGGCGTTGGGTCTGCTATTGCTGGTGTGGGAGAAGCGATAAACAAATTTACTGGGAATGAGGATTGGCCTCAAAAGATTAAAGATAATGTCGAAACTCTATTAGAAATCCCTGATTTAAAAAATGCTACCTTGGGTAATATAGCAACATTTCCTGGAATTATGGCTGCGATAGGTCTTGGTCTTATAGCATTTTCTGCTGGTCAAGTAGTAACAGGTCTTGCAGCCATACCGCAAGTTGCAACAGATTCCTTAAAGCAAATGACGGGAGAAGGTTCTACTGGCGGTGATTTTGCCACGGCTATTCGAGACAACGTTAAAACGTTACTTGAAATCCCGGGTCTGGAAAACGCTACATTTAAAAATGTGACTGCATTCCCTCTTATCATGGGAGCAATTGGTGCTGGCCTTGTAGCATTTTCTATTGGTAAAACAGCCGAAGCCGCTTCAGAAGGTGCACAAGAAGCGATTGCTACTTTCAGTGCTGGTGATGAGTTTGCTAAAAGAATCAAAACAGAAGTTAAAACTCTATTAGAGATTCCATCACTACCAGGAACTGATCTTCAAAATGTAACAGACTTTGCTCTTATTATGGGTACACTCGGATTTGGTCTGTTTGCATTTGGCGCTGGTAAAGGCGTAGAGGCTGCTGGCGCTGGAGCACAAAAAGCCATTGAAAAATTTAGCGATGGTCAACCATTTGCTGAAAGAATCAAAACAGAGGTCACGACACTCGCAAGTATTACAGATCTTGTATCTGAAGAAAAGGCAACTAGTTTCGTTGCAACTATGGTAAAAATATCTGCTGGTCTTGTTGCATTTGGTGCAGGTGAATTTATTAGCGCCCTCGCCAATGTTGGTACATCTATTCTAGGCTTCTTCTCTGGTGATAAATCGGCATTTGAACAAATCAGGATTATTGCAAACGACGCTGATGGCTTAGAAAAAGGTGCGAATGCTATTGAGAAGATTGCGGGTGCTTTAGATAAAATAGGTAGTCTTAAATTTGATGGTACTCAACTAGGATTAAAAGATTTTGCAAGGGATTTAGCAGAAAGTGTGCCTGCTATTGAAAAAGCTATTATGGGTGGTACGTTTGATGAAAGTTGGCTTCCGACAGGAGATACAACCACATTAGGTCTTGCAAACCCAGATGTTGGGTACGCTGATGCAGCTAAAAATATAGCAGCACTCAGAGCGGCACTTGGTGAAAATGTTGATATGGAAGCAGTAAACATAGGAAGTGTAAATGAAGTTAGTAGTGATGAAATGTCTAAGACAGAAAGCACCAGACAGTCTCTTATAAAATCAGCGATAGTAGAAACCATGATTGTAAAAAATATGCTTTCATCAGCACAAGGTAGTGGTGGTGGAACCAATGTAAACAATCAAAATAACTCTACTCAAACCAATAATACAACGAACCTAGCTGCTACGAGTGGACAAGTCCAAGATCCTTTCTACGGGGCGCAGTAATAAGAAGAGGGGCTAACCATGGCCCCTCACGTGTGTATTACGGCACAACCCGATCAATCAAAGAAAACGTGCGAGTTAGCCTTCAGCGGCTAACTTTGCAAAGTACGACATTGGATCGTCATCATTTGACTTCTCTTCAACCGAGACAGTAATAGTCTCTGGATCACTCGATACTTCAGTGATCGACTGAGGTGGCAACTCATTCATTGGAGCGGCAGGTGTCTCGTTGCCGAGTTTCATCTCATCGCTCATGCTCATCATACCAGTTGTACCGAGAACGCTTTCAAGCTTTGCCTTGAGTTCTCCATAAGACTTGTAGTGATTTGGATCTGTATATTCAGACAGATCATGCATAGAGTTGTAGATACCCTCACAGTAGTCATCACTACCGAGTTCAGATGGACCATCAAACTCAGACTTATCATAGTTACGATAGCCTTCGACCTGACGGATCTTCAGTTTGAAGTTTGCACCTTCCCAAAACTCAAACGGATTGATTGGTTTCTCATCTTGAAACTGTGGCTGCATCACATCCATGATCTTATCAAAGATCTTCTTGCCATACTGATACATGAATACCTTGCCTTCATTGGAAGGGTTGCTTGGATCAGACAGTACAAGAACGTTAGACACATAGTGAAGACGACGCTTCTGCCTACGTGCTTCTTCTTTGTCGGCATCGATACCAGAGTTCCAAAGTTTTGAGTTTAACTCACCCACTGGATCATCTTGACCAATGGATGTCAAAGACCGTTCGATATACCATTTACCAGTTGGTCCCTTGAACCCATGATCCCAATAACGAACCCATGGAAGGTTTGTATCTTCGGCTGCGGGCAAGAAGCGTAGAACGGCATAACCATTTCCTACCTTGTCCACGGTTGGTTTCCAGATACGTTCATCTGTGTATGATTTGGTGGTACCACCACCTGCACTCTCAGCGGCATTGATTAGTTTTTCGATGCCGCCTTTGTTGCGTTTTAGGTTTGAAAAAGACATATTATATTTCCTTTATATGTGCTGAAGTGTTTCTGTATTATACATTGTATCATAATATAAGTGATTCGTATACCCACTATATATCAAATTCCAATTCTGTTTCTCGTGGCAAAAGGTTTAACTTCTTTGCTTCTGCCTCGATCTTACTTCGGATTGGAGCCGAAATAAACTTTCTTACACCCTCTGGATCAATGTCATTCTTTTCACAGATGACGAGTATTGCATCCATATAGGACATTTTTTTATCCAGCACGGCTTTCTCAACCGCACTGGTAAACACTGCTTTTGTTAAAAATTCTGTTGTCATTTATCGAGTACTCTCAATATGATTGTATCCTTGTTGATACGTGCCGTAGGCACTTTGGTTTTTGTTGTAAGCGAGTTCCAGTGCTTGTCGATCTGTCGAATCGTCTTTGTTTGAAACACACTCAGGCTCACGTCTGGTTTACGAAGCGATATCATTCGAGACTGTTCAAGGTCTACTTTCTGTAGGGTGGACCCCTTCACTTCAAATCCATTACGGTTATTTGAGACATACTCTGTAATGGTCTTGTACTTCGTATTGAATGTATACAAGCGCATTGCTCCTACAATAGACATAGGGTTAATACTATTCAGTTTATATTCCTTCGAAGCCTTCAGATAGTTCAGTTTCGTTACTTGTTTATCTGCAGTCTTTACACGAGGTTTACGAACGGCACGAGTTGCCTTCTTGGATAGAATATACTTCTCGGTATCTTCGATCATACGAGTCACCCACACAAGCAACCCTTTCTGTTGCTTCACAGTCATACTCCCATAGGCTTCAACTAAATCAGGTGTCTTATTCGTGACTAACTCTTCGAGTTCACCTTTCAGAGGCTGGTAGTATTTCATAACCATTTGAGCACCAATCAAAGAGACACCTTCACTCACAAGCTTGTCATACATGTTAGTATTTTCATACTTCTCCCAAGTATCAAGCATGCCTTCAATATCGGCAATCAAAACATTAGCGGCTCGTTGAGTTCTCTCAAACGGAGTTACTTGTGGTACGGTAGGCTTTTCATCATCACTCGCAACACGTTCAGTAAGTCGCTGAGTCGCCCATTTAGTTACCTCAGAAATATAGTTAGTAGTAACCTTCTCTAAGGTGTATCCTTTCGGTACCTCATTACCACGATTAATGACCCACTCAATCATAGCAGCGGTATCATACTTACTTGTATAACACCACTCAGGGCCATTCAATAGTAACTTGCGTAACTCACCATCAAAGTTATTACGAATGTAGTTACGAAGGATACCAGCGATATCTTTCTTGTCTACTTCAAGTCGAACATAGGATGCAAACCAACGATAATCATTCGTAGGCGCAGCGGCTAAACCAGTGCGTCTCGCTACAGAGACTTTCTTCTTACGACGTAATGCCATATGCATTTCTCCTCAAGTTATGATTCGATTCTAGCATTTCCTGCGTTATATGTCAACCCCCCTTTGTAGCAGCATCATATCCTTCTTTATAAACTTCTTTCAGTTCGACTAGATGCCATTCACCGTCTTCATATCGTTTACGTAGATAACCCTTCGAGGCTAGAAGATCGATTGTAACCTCAACCGAATCCTCTAACTGTTTTGAAAAGTTAATGGTGTTTCTACCCATCATAAAAGCGCATCCGAAAATGCCGACTGTATATGCGACTAGGAACCAATCCATGATCATGCGCCCGATACCGCATTAAACCCAGTAACAGAGTTCACACGAAAAGAGCGCCAACCTTCGGCTTTGATATCCCATACTGGAATCACTTCTTCGCTTACGGCACGTACTGCCTTCTGTGTAATAGGGTCTGATTTAATAGGAGTAGGAATGATATCCTCACGTAGCGTACATGTCATATTACGTGTGTCTCCATTCACCTTTGTGAAGTCAACTTGACATGTGCTTGCCTGAAGCATCTCCATCATTTCATTTCGTGTCATCATATACATTATCCTCCGATGTATTTGTTTTTAGGTCTATACCAGTTCTTCTGGTGATGTAGTCGAGCAAGCAAGTCTGTAATCAGAGCCGCTTGTTCTGGCTTGTCTGTCATACATTGCCTCAGAGATGTCTCTATAAGGTCAATGTCATCGACAGTTAGTTTGAACGAATCATTCGGTTTCACTTTTTCAAGCCATAGTTAGCAAGGCGTCTTTGATGCTCACATTCTATATGATCCTTGAGTTGAAGTTGCATGTCCTTCACTAACTCTTTTAGTTCTCGCACATCACCTTTCAACCGAGAGATTTTATCACTTGCCCTATTCAGCCGCATTTCAAGCTGGGCAGTATCTGTCATTAATAGTCTCCCCAATCATTATCAAACCGAGTGGTCTGATTATAGCGTTCACCATAGTGCTCTTTGGCGTACTTACTAGCATCCGTATAATGGTTCTCATTGTAACCATCGTACTTCTCAGTAAGATTCTGCGTAGGCGCTTTGGCAGGTTTCTCAACCTCGTCCATCCAGCCCTTTACGGCAGATGCTTTCTTTGCAAGACGTGCCTTCAAAGCACTCTGACGACTGCGCTTCTCAGCGACTTCTTTGATCATTGCAAGACGATCAGCCATTTGAGTTTCAGTAAGCATACGTGATTCCTTTCTCATGATTCGGTGTATTATAGCAGGATTCGCTAGGGGCGTCAAGCCCCAAAGTAATCTTCCCAATACGCATCGATCAT